GGCTGGCTGGCGACCCCCACCCCCCAAGATTGGCTAGATGGGACCCACGCTTGCCTTGCCTTAGTAATTTGCACGTTAGATCACAACTTTTAAAAAGACCCCCCACCCCCTTCACTTTCAATCCCAATAACTTTCCGCACATCTATAGCAAACACCCCCCGTCATCATTTAGGTACCATGCCAACCCCGTACCCCCCATATTGACAAAATTATTTATACCTACTACATTCCAAAACATCTGAGCCACAAACAGCTACGGAACTTCATGCCTTTGCTTGTTACCCCAGAAGTGGGTATCCCGCTGCCCTTCGATACGACACCGGAGGAGATTGACGATTTTCGTCAGAAAGCCCATGCGCTATTTGAGACGGTGCAAGAGCTAATTGAGCGTGGTGCCGAAGTAGAAGTAACCCCCGAAGACAAAGCTCAATCCCATCAGATTGCCACTTCCGGCAAACTACCCCCTGCTAAAACGCTAACCCCCGGTGCGATCATCAACCTTGAAGCGATCCTAAGTGAGTGGGATCAAGAGGTTTTGGATGTATCCCGTAGGCTGCGCAATTACGTCACGAACAAACTGATCGTCGAATCGGTCGATCCCGATCCTCGTCAGCGCATGAAAGCGTTGGAAAACCTTGGCAAGATCGCCGGGGTCGGGCTGTTCTCTGAGCGTATTGATATTAATGTTACCCATCGCACGGTGCATGATATTGAGGCGGATCTACTCAAGACGCTTGAGCTATATGGTGCGGACGTTGTGGATGTAACGCCACAGGAGCCTGCCCCCGTAAGCGTTGCTGAAATTGATTTAGACGCCGAGTTGGGTGTATTTGAAGCGGATTCTGATGGACGCGGAACTTCTACGTAAGGCTCAGGCGGCTCTTCCAAACCTGCCTGCTGCGGTGCAACAGAAGGTAGGGGCGCTTATTGCCGAGGCTCGCCGCGTCAAAGCGCAGGACGTGGCAAAAATAAACTTCATGCAGTACGTGAACTACGTCTGGCCTAACTTCATCCACGGCAAGCACCACGAGAAGATGGCCCGAGCGTTTGAGCGGGTGGCTGAGGGTAAGACAAAGCGCCTGATTATCAACATGCCGCCACGCCACACCAAGTCGGAGTTTGCCTCTTACTTGCTGCCATCTTGGTTTCTTGGGAAGTATCCGGGCAAAAAGGTCATCCAGACCTCGCACACCGCCGAGCTTGCTGTGGGCTTCGGGCGTAAGGTGCGTAATTTGGTTGATTCCGACCGCTATAAGGACTTATTTCCCGAGGTGGCGCTGCAAGCGGACTCCAAAGCGGCGGGGCGCTGGGCCACTAACTACTCCGGTGAGTATTTCGCTATCGGTGTTGGGGGTGCCGTGACGGGTAAAGGCGCGGATCTGCTCATCATTGACGACCCACACTCCGAGCAAGAAGCCGCGTTGGCTGAGGTGAACCCCGAGATCTACGATAAGACCTACGAGTGGTACACATCTGGCCCCCGGCAGCGTCTCCAGCCGGGTGGGTCTATCGTGATCGTGATGACACGCTGGTCCAAGAAGGACTTGACCGGGCAAGTATTGAAGTCTGCTGCCCAAAGGGGCGGTGAAGAGTGGGAAGTTATTGAATTTCCGGCGCTTTTTGAGTCCGGAGAGCCGCTGTGGCCTGAGTTTTGGTCCAAAAAGGAGCTTATTGCTCTAAAAGAGGAGCTTCCGAACTCCAAATGGATGGCTCAGTACCAGCAAAACCCGACATCTGAGAGTTCTGCCATCGTCAAACGGGAGTGGTGGAAGCTTTGGGAGCATGATTCGCCCCCATTTTGCGAATTTACGCTGATGTCATGGGATACGGCGTTCGAGAAGAACAACCGTGCGGACTATTCGGCCTGTACTTTATGGGGTGTGTTCTACCAGCCGGATGATTCTGGGGTGGAGCAAGCTAATATCATCCTGATTAATGCGCTTCGGGACCGAATGGAGTTCCCGGAGTTGAAAAAGAAGGCCATTGAGCAGTGGAAAGAGTGGTCTCCAGATGCGGTAATTATCGAGAAAAAGGCTTCTGGAGCGCCCCTGATCTACGAATTGCGGGCGATGGGTATTCCGGTGCAGGAGTACACACCGGTACGGGGAAACGATAAGATTAGCAGGCTTAATTCTGTCTCTGACCTGTTTGCCTCTGGACGGGTATGGGCACCGAATACGGCATGGGCAGAAGAAGTTATTGACGAGGTTGCGAGTTTCCCCGCAGGTGAGCATGACGATTACGTGGACTCAGTATCACTGGCCCTGATGCGGTTTAGAAAGGGCGGGTACATCCGCACACTGCTCGACGAAGAAGACGAGCAAATATATTTTAAACGGCGCATGGAGCCGTACTACTAAGGATTGAACATGGCTATCGAAAAAGCTCTGAATCAAGCCCCTCTTGGAATTACCGATGAGGATTTGGTTGAACAGGGGGACGTGCCCGTTATTGAGATCGAGATTGAAGACCCGGAAAGCGTCACTATTGGCATGGATGGGTTGGAGATTGAGATTAAACCAGACGATGATTCTGGAGAAGATTTCAACGCCAACCTTGCCGAACATCTGGACGAGACTGTGCTTCAGTCTATGGCCGCAGAGCTTATTGGGGATTTTGACGAGGATGTCGCCAGCCGTAAGGATTGGATTCAGACATACGTAGATGGCCTTGAGTTGCTTGGTCTGAAGATTGAGGAGCGCACCGAGCCGTGGGAAGGTGCGTGTGGGGTGTACCACCCGTTGCTGTCTGAGGCGTTGGTGAAGTTTCAGGCCGAGACAATGCTGGCGACATTCCCCGCTGCTGGGCCAGTGCGCACTGTAATTATCGGGAAAGAAACCCCCGAGAAGAAAGAAGCGGCCCAGCGCGTTCAGGCTGACATGAATTATCAGCTTTTGGACGTAATGAAGGAGTATCGCCCTGAGCATGAGCGGATGCTGTGGGGTCTGGGCCTGTCGGGTAATGCGTTCAAAAAGGTCTATTACGACCCACATCTGGAGCGGCAAGTGGCGATGTACGTCCCCGCCGAGGACATTGTGGTGCCGTATGGGGCGTCGGATCTGGAGTCTGCGGAGCGCGTAACCCACGTGATGCGCAAGACTGAGAACGAGCTAATGCGGTTGCAGCATGCGGGATTTTACCGGGATGTGGATCTTGGCCCTCCGGACAACATGCTAGATGAAGTCGAGAAGAAGATTGCCGAGAAGCTTGGGTTCCGGGCAACGACTGACCACCGCTATAAGCTGTTAGAGATGAATGTTGAGCTTGACCTTCCGGGGTTTGAGCACAAAGACAAAGACGGCCATAAGACAGGGATTGCGCTTCCCTATGTGGTGACGGTGGAAAAGGGGTCTGGCCTTGTATTGTCTATTCGCCGTAACTGGGAGCCGGATGACGATACGCATCAAAAGCGCCAGCACTTTGTCCATTACGGCTATGTTCCGGGGTTTGGGTTCTATTACTTTGGCCTGATCCATTTGGTGGGGGCATTTGCCAAGAGCGGCACATCGCTGATCCGTCAGTTGGTGGACGCAGGCACTCTGTCCAATTTGCCGGGTGGATTCAAAGCCCGTGGGCTTCGCGTTAAAGGAGATGACACCCCCATTTCTCCGGGGGAGTGGAGGGATGTAGACGTTCCAAGCGGAGCAATTAGGGACAACTTGTTACCGCTTCCTTATAAAGAACCTAGCCAAACTCTTTATCAGTTGTTCAATACGATTGTTGAAGAAGGCAGGCGGTTCGCAAATACAGCCGATTTGCAGATTAGCGACATGTCCTCGCAGGCTCCGGTTGGCACCACGCTGGCAATTCTGGAGCGCACCCTCAAGACCATGAGCGCGGTTCAGGCGCGGGTGCACTATTCCATGAAGCAGGAGTTGGGGCTGCTCAAGGGGATCATCGCTGCATACACCCCGGAGGACTACAGCTACGAGCCAGAAGAAGGCTCACGCCGCGCCAAGCGGTCGGACTACGACAATATTGATGTAATCCCGGTGTCTGATCCGAACGCCAGCACCATGGCGCAGAAGATCGTCCAGTATCAGGCAGTGTTCCAATTAGCTCAAGCATCCCCGAATCTGTACAACATGCCGCTGCTGCATAGGCAGATGCTAGAGGTGTTGGGGATTAAAGACGCACAAAAGCTTGTGCCGATGGAAGACGACATGAAACCGATGGACCCGGTTTCTGAGAACCAGAATGTCTTAATGATGAAGCCGGTCAAAGCGTTTGGGTATCAGGATCACCAAGCGCACATCATGGTGCATATGTCGGCCATGCAAGACCCCAAGATTCAGTCTTTGCTACAGGATAACCCCATGGCGCAGCAGATGGGGGCGGCAATGATGGCTCATATCAATGAGCATCTTGGGTTTGAGTACAGGAAACAAATCGAGCTTCAGCTTGGCTTTAACCTGCCGCCGCAACATGATGAGAGTGGCGAAGAAACCCCAATGAACCCCGAGGTCGAAGCGCGGTTGACGCCGATGCTGGCGCAGGCGGCTCAAAGGTTGTTGCAGCAGAACCAAGCGCAGGCAGCACAGCAGCAAGCACAGCAACAGGCACAAGATCCGATCATTCAGATGCAGATGCAGGAGTTGCAGCTTAAGGCTCAGGAGCAGCAGCGCAAGGCGCAGAAAGACCAGATGGATGCGCAACTGCGGGCGCAGCAGCTTCAGACTGAGCAAGCGCGGATCGCGTCCCAAGCGCAGATCGAGCGTGAGCGGCTGGCGTCACAGCAGCAAATTGAGCGGGCCAAGGTCACTGTGGACATGTTGGAGGCCGAGAATAACCGCAAGAATCAGAACATGACGATGGCGGCAAAAATGCGTGATGACCGCGAGAAATTGATGGCCCAAGCAAGCGTGGATGTGCTGAAACAGTTGTCAGCACAGGCTAATGCACGGGAGATCAATAAAGGAAGAGCCAAACAATGACCGCGTTAGAAGTCTTGATAAAACAGCTTGACGAGAAAGTTGAGAGCCTCAAGGAGTATTTGGCCGAGGGGCGCGTCGAGAACTTTGAGGAATACAAAAAAATTTGCGGTGAGATTCGGGGTCTGCTAACCGCAAGAGGCAATGTACTAGACCTGAAACAAACTTTGGAGGAATCCGATGACTGAAATCCTTATCGGCTCAAACCCCGATAAGCCCCAAGTGATAGGCACATTTAATCTTGAGGCTACAAGCGCCGAAAAAGCGAAGCAGCTTCCACGACCGTCTGGCTACAGAATCTTGTGCGCCATTCCGGAGGTGGAAAAGGAGTACGACAACGGCATCCTAAAGGCGGATACAACCGTCCAATTTGATGAGTTGCTTACTACCGTGCTGTTTGTCGTTGATCTTGGCCCTGACTGTTACAAGGACGTAAGCCGGTTTCCGTCTGGCCCTTGGTGTAAGCAGGGAGATTTTGTTCTGGTTCGTCCAAATGCAGGTACCCGACTGCTGATTCATGGTCGAGAGTTTCGCCTTATTAATGATGACTCCGTGGAGGGTGTTGTTGACGACCCGCGTGGAATTAAACGTAAATAACAGGAGGACAAGATGCCTGAAATGGAACAGCAGGAGTTTAAATTTCCGGATGAATCTGAAGCTGTAGAAGATACATCCAACGAAATTTCAATTGAAATTGAGGACGATACGCCGCCAGAAGACCGTGGCCGTGACCCGATGCCCAAGCCTCTGGTCGAGGAGTTGGAGAAGGACGATCTTGAGAAGTATGACGGCGAGGTAAAGGCCCGTCTAAAACAGATGCGCAAAGTTTGGCACGATGAGCGTCGAGCCAAGGAAGAGGCGTTTCGGGAGCAGCAAGAGGCGATTCGGATTGCCCAAAAGCTCTTGGAAGAGAACAAGCGTATTAAGTCCGTATTGGATACTGGTGGCAAGGAATACGCTGCGGTTTTGCAAAACGCTGCCGCGTTAGAGATGGAACAGGCCAAACGCGCTTATAAAGATGCCTACGATAATGGGGATTCTGATAAGTTGGTAGAAGCCCAGCAAGCCATGCAGGTAGCTAATTTCAGGCTAATGCAGGCACAAAATTTTAAAATGCCCCCTTTACAGGAAGAAGATTATCCTGTACAACAACCAAATCCGGTCTATGAGCAACCGAAGCCTCAGCAGCACGATTCCCGGCTACTTGCGTGGCAAGAGCGCAATCCGTGGTACGGCCCTGACGATGAGATGACCGCAGCCGCTCTAGGCGTCCATGAGAAGCTTAGGAAAGGCGGGGAGGTTGCAATTGGATCCGACGAGTATTATGCGATTTTGGACAAAACAATTCGCAAACGGTTCCCCGAGTATTTTCATACCGAGGAGCCGGAGTCAACGGCGAAAACTGAAGCTCCCCGGACAAGAGCGGGAACAGTGGTAGCCCCAGCGATACGCAGTACGGCGTCTAATAAGATTAGACTGAGAACCAGCCAGATTGCGTTAGCAAAGAAGTTGGGATTAACCCCTGAACAGTACGCTATTGAACTTAAGAAATTGGAGGCCCAAAATGGCTGAGAACAGATTGCAACGTGAACTAGAAACCCGAGCAACGAGCGAGCGTCCTAAGCAGTGGGCACCCGCCGAGTTACTCCCTGAGCCGGACAAGCAGGCTGGGTTTGCTTATCGTTGGATTCGCGTGTCGATGCTCAATCAACTGGACCCACGTAACCTTTCGAGCAAAATCCGTGAGGGTTGGGAGCCGGTTCGTATTGAGGAGCAGCCTAAATTTAAACTGCTAGTTGATCCCAGTAGTCGTTATAAAGACAACATTGAGATTGGCGGGTTGTTGCTTTGCAAGACTCCGGAAGAGTTTGTCGGTCAGCGTTCTGAATATTACCGGAACCAGACCCAAGCTCAGACGGAAGCTGTGGACAACAATTTAATGCGCCAGAGCGACCCGAGGATGCCGCTGTTTAAAGAGCGTAAATCCACGCATAGCTTTGGATCTGGATCTTAAATATTTGGAGTTAAAACATGGCTTACCCCACTGTTTCGGCCCCATACGGATTCAAACCCA